GGAGCCGGAGCAAGTCCTGTTTTACTCGGTCAACTGCTTTGGCACTGCTGACGCTATCTCCTTTGACAAGGGCCTGCTTCGCATCCACGATCTGAAGACTGGCGTTCACCCTGCCAAGATTGATCAGCTCATGATCTACGCGGCACTCTTCTGCCTCGAGTATGATGAGCGTCCTGGGGCTATCAACTATGAGCTCCGTATCTACCAGAATGATGATATTCAGGTAGCAAACCCGGAGGGCGACGACATCGCCCCTATCATGGACACCATCATCCAATTCGACAAGCTTATCGAGAAGATCAAGGAAGAGGAGGCCTAATGGATCTCGCTCACTATGGTGTTAAGCGTAAGTCTGGACGTTACCCCTGGGGTTCCGGAAAGGACCCGCATCAGCACTCGGGCGACCTCCTCTCCACCATCAAGGACCTGAAGGCGAAGGGTCTCTCTGAGACTGAGATCGCCAAGGGCCTTGGAATGACCACCACCCAGCTTCGAGCCCAGAAGTCCATTGCCAAAAACGAGAAGCGTAAGGCTGACGTTGCAATGGTGGCCCGGCTCAAGGAGAAGGGAATGTCTAACACGGCCATTGGACGTCGTATGGGCATCAACGAGTCCTCCGTGCGAGCGCTTTTAGACCCCACCCTCAAAGAAAGGGCGGGGAGTACCGAAGCACTGGCCAAGGAGCTCAAGAAGCAGGTTGGTAAGGACGGTCTGCTTGACGTCGGACTCGGCGTTGAGGTCAACATGGGTGTCACAAGCACCAAGATGAAGACTGCCACCGCCATGCTTGAGGCTGAGGGCTACCACGTTCACAAGGTGAAAGTCCAGCAGCAGACGACTGGCAAATTCACCGAAATGAAGGTCCTAGTTCCTCCGGGCATGGACTATAAGACGGTTCTGGCCAAGCGGGGCGAAATTAAGGCCCCCGGGGTCAACATTGAGGACCAGGGTCATACGGTATACGGTATCGAGAAGCCCACTGCAGTTTCCAGCAAGCGACTGAAGGTTCGCTATGGAAATGAGGGTGGTACCGATATGGACGGTGTAATTGAGGTTCGACGCGGAGTCAAAGACCTCTCCCTCGGTTCTTCCAACTACGCTCAGGTTCGAATCAGTGTTGACGGTACGCACTACCTCAAGGGTATGGCGATGTACTCGGATGACATCCCTAAGGGATATGATCTCCGGTTCAACACGAATAAGAACCCCACCGGAAACAAACTGGATGCCCTCAAGAAGCAGACAGGTGACCCGGCGAACCCATTCGGTTCTGTAATCCGCAAGCAGCTTCACTACACCGACTCTAATGGTCGGAAGAAGCTCTCTGCGATGAACATCGTCAACGACGAAGGTACTTGGGGCGATTGGTCTAAGACCTTGAGCTCCCAGTTCCTTTCGAAGCAGCCAGTCTCTCTTGCTAAGCAGCAGCTTCAGAAGGTACGAGACAAGCGCCGCGCCGAGTTCGAAGAGATTATGGCTCTTACGAACCCTTCGGTCAAGAAGAAGCTGCTTCAGTCGTTTGCTGACTCTGTTGACTCCGATGCCGTTGATCTTAAGGCGGCAGCTCTACCTCGGCAGGCCAGTCAGGTAATCCTTCCCGTTCCCAAGATGAAGACTACGGAGGTTTACGCCCCCAACTTCAAACATGGGGAGAAGGTTGTTCTTGTTCGTCACCCTCACGGTGGACGATTCGAGATTCCTGAGCTGACAGTCAACAACAAAAACCCCCATGCCAGAAAAGCAATAGGGACTAAGGTTAAGGATGCAATCGGAATCCACCCCAAGGTGGCGGAGCGTCTGTCTGGTGCAGACTTCGACGGAGACTCTGTTCTCTGTATTCCAAACAACAGCGGAAAAGTGAAGACCTCTCCTGCTCTGAAGGGCCTGAAGGATTTCGATCCCAAGGTTATGTATCCTGCCTATCCCGGAATGACACCCATGACTTCTAAGCAGAAGCAGATGAAGATGGGTGAGGTCTCAAACCTGATCACCGATATGACAATCGGTGGTGCAAACCAGGCTGAGATTGCCCGGGCCGTTAGGCACTCCATGGTTGTGATTGATGCCGAGAAGCACAAGCTCAACTACAAGCAGTCCGAGATCGACAACGGTATTGCCGCCCTCAAGAAGAAATACCAGGGTAAGGCAAATGCTGGGGCTTCCACTCTTATCAGCCGTGCCTCATCTGAGAAACGGGTTCCTGAAAGAAAAGCCCGGTCCGCTTCAAAGGGTGGGCCCATTGACAAGAAGACTGGACGCAAGGTCTATGAAGAGACTGGGGCTACTTATGTGGACAAGCATGGTAAGACTGTGCTTCGTACTGAGAAGTCCACTAAGTTGGCCGAGACCCATGATGCATACTCCCTTGTTTCAAAGAACGGGAGTGCTATCGAAACGGTCTATGCCAATCACTCTAACGAACTGAAGGCCATGGCTAACGAAGCCCGTAAGGCTACGCTTGCTATCCCCTCTGTTCGAAAGAACCCCCAGGCTGCAAAGACCTATGCCCCTGAAGTTAAGTCCCTCAAGGCCAAAGTAAACGAGGCCCTCCGGAATAAACCCAGGGAAAGACAGGCTCAGGTCCTAGCTGACGCAGTCATTAGGGCTAAGAAGCAAGCTGATCCAACTCTTGCCAATGATAAAGAGCGCCTTCAGAAAGCCCGGCGCCAGGCTTTAGCCGAGGCCCGTCAAAGAACGGGGGCTGGTAAGAAGCCTTTCACTATCACTCCTCGAGAGTGGCAGGCTATCCAGGAAGGTGCTGTATCACAGGCTGCACTGAACAAGGTTCTTGAACTTGCTGATGAATCAGTAGTGAGGGAACTGGCTACACCTAGGTCCCAGCCTAAGGTATCGTCCAGCATGGTGGCCAGAGCCAAGGCTATGAGTAGTAGAGGCAAGACTGCTGCTGAGATTGCTGAAGCTTTGGGAATCTCTACAACTTCTGTACACCGTGCTCTAGAGGAGGGCTGACCACACCATGGTACACACCCTCTCACAGGGCCTCTCTAAGGAGGTCTATCATGGCTAGGATGCTGTCTACTACCGACAATCCTTACGATCCAAGAACTTCTTGGGACGAATGGTTTGCTTTTGACACTGCCCATGGCTACGGTACCTGTGGCCTCCTGGCCAGGCTGTGCACATCAAGCGATTCGTTAAGTGAAGAACTTGAAATCGAAGAAATTGAAAATGCAATTGATCGAATTCTCAATCTTGATGGAACAAATTTCTATCAAACATTTGAGATTGATGATTGAAAAATAAAAATTTCTTCGTCGACCCGGGGGAGGGGGGTCTCGCATTTAGGCCCCCCACCCTCATCGCCGCCCCCTCCATATTTTCCCCGGAGGGATATTTGGAAAGCCAATTGGGGACTAGGTTCTAGGGCCCACAGGAAGTTTCTCGTGTGCTCCTTTCTTCCTGCTGGTCTCGCTCACAACGGGCCCTAGAATCTAGCCCCTAATTGGCCCCAAACGCCCTCTATCTAAGGAGCAACTATGGGTAAAAGGGCCGCAACACCCTCTAAACCCGCTCGAACTGTAGAACAACGAGAGGCGCAGATGATCAATCTCGCGCTTGAGCTCGCTGAGAAGCAGCTTCGGGAGGGTACAGCACCGGCAACCACGGTGAATCACTACCTCAAGCTCGCCTCCACAAGAGAACAGCTGGAGGTAGAGAAACTGAGGAATGAAACAGCACTCCTCGAGGCGAAGAAGACGGCGCTCGTCAGCGCTGAGCAAGCCGAGAAGATTGCCAAAGAAGCCATCGAAGCCTTCCGTACATACTCTGGAGCGGGAGATGTTACGAACGTATACTGAACTGGCGCGCCTCGAGACCTTTGAGGAGCGGTTTGACTACCTGGCTCTCACCGGGCAAGTCGGTACAGCCACATTTGGCTTCGATCGTTACCTGAACCAACGATTCTACACCTCAACGGAGTGGAAGAAGGTCAGGAACTTTGTTCTGGCTCGAGATGAAGCCTGTGACCTCGGGATCGAGGGACTTGATATAAGATACATGCCGCTAATCCACCACATGAATCCGATTCAACCCAGAGATCTCGAGGAATTTAATCCAGACATCCTCGAGCCAGAGTTTCTCATTACTACAACCAAGAATACCCACAACGCGATACACTTCGGAGACCGATCGAGGTTGACACCACGAGTTGTTGAGCGTCGACCGAATGATCAAGCTCCCTGGAGGATCTAATGGGAACCATTCTTGAAGATACGAAGAAGGCAATCGGCATCATGCCGGGATATGATGTCTTCGACGACCAGATCCTGATGCACATTAACACTGCGCGGATGGATCTCGCACAATTGGGGCCAAAATGCGATACCCCGATTGAGAAAGATACCGCTTGGACGGTCTTCGATTCAATTGATGACGAAGCGGCAATCAAGTCATACATCGCCATGAAGGTTAAGCTGTTCTTCGATCCACCGGGGAACTCCTTCTTGGTCACCGCTTACCAGAAGCTGATCGAGGAGGCAGCATGGCGACTGATCTATCAGACCGAGGGGAAGCAGAGGTAGAAGACCTCGTCCACCACGGCGTAAAGGGCCAGAAATGGGGAGTCATCCGCAAGAAGGCTAGCGCTGGCCGGAAGGCAACCATCAAGGCTATCCAGAAGAGCGGGCGATTCACCGCCAACGCCACCAAGACGACCCTCAAGACCGCCCGAACTGGGGCAGCTAAGGTTCAAAAGGCAAAGCAGGCCCATGACCAGCGAGTCGCCGGAAAGATCCAGGCCAAGAAAGAAGCTAAGGCTAGAAAGAAGTTCGCAAACCGCGGATACAAGAAGATCAGCGACACCGAGCTCCAGTCTCGAATTAAGCGGCTGGAGCAAGAGAAACGCTATCGGGAGCTCAAGGCCGATCGCCACCTGGTTCGAGGTCGTGAAGTCACTCGATCGATCCTCGAGAACTCTCTGACCAAGGCTGGTACTTACGCGGCCACAAAGGCGATGAAGACCGCCTTTGATAAGTCGTTCGATCCTGGTAAAACTGGTAAGTCTACCGCTGAGACGCTTAAGAAGGCAGCCGAGAAGGCCAAGGAAGCAGCAGAGGCTGCATCGGTAGTTGCTGAGGAAGCTAAGAGCGAAGCTCGATCTGTCGGCAGTCCGGCTCTTAAGAAGGCTAATACCCCTAAGCAGATCGAGAAGTCAAAATCATTCAAGCAGACGAAACCCACGCCTAAGCCTAAGCGTCGCCCTCGTAATCCGGGGAGCCCGCTTAAGTAATGCTCTCGAACACCGCAGTACCAAAATACTACGGACAGTTTCGAGACGCAGTCGTCCGAGGAGAGATTCCTGTATGTGAAGAGATCTCATGCGAGATGAATCGTATCGATGCGCTCATCGCAAACCCGGAATACTACTACGACGACAAGGCTGTAGAGGGGTTCATCGCTTACTGCGAGAATGAGCTCACGCTGTCCGACGGAGCCGACCTCCATTTGCTAGACAGCTTCAAGCTCTGGGCCGAACAGCTCCTTGGCTGGTACTACTTCGAGGATCGCCAGGTCTTCGTCCCGTATGAGGACGGAGTCGGCGGTCGATACGAGACCAAAACAGTAAAGAAGCGCCTAACAATCAAGCAGTATCTGATCGTTGCTCGTGGAGCAGCGAAGTCAATGTACATGTCTCTCATCCAGAATTATTTCATGGTGATTGACACTACAACGACACATCAGATCGCTACGGCTCCGACCATGAAGCAGGCTGAAGAGGTGATGGGTCCATTCAGGACCGCAATCACCCGTGCCCGAGGTCCGCTGTATAAGTTCCTGACTGAGGGATCCATTCAAAATACAACCGGCGCGAGGGCTAACCGCCAGAAGCTGGTCGCTACGAAGAAGGGTGTGGAGAACTTCCTCACCGGATCCCTTCTCGAGGTCCGCCCCATGTCCATCGACAAGCTTCAGGGTCTTCGACCCAAGGTTTGTACGGTAGATGAGTGGTTATCCGGCGACATCCGTGAGGACGTGGTCGGCGCGCTCGAACAGGGTGCCTCGAAGATCGACGATCCAGTAATTCTGGCCGTCTCATCCGAGGGAACAATCCGCAATGCGGTGGGTGACACCATGAAGATGGAGTTGCTCAAAATACTGAAGGGCGAATACATCGCCCCGCACATCTCAATTTTCTACTACCGCCTTGATGATATCAAGGAAGTAGCAGATCCTGCTATGTGGGTGAAAGCCCAGCCGAATATTGGCATCACTGTCTCTTATGATCGGTATCAGCAGGACGTCGAGCGAATGGAACAAGCTCCTGCCGCTCGAAACGACATCCTCGCCAAGAGGTTCGGGATCCCCATGGAGGGATACACGTACTTCTTCACCTACGAGGAGACAATCCCGCACAGGAAGAATACCTTCTGGAACATGCAGTGTGCTATGGGCGCCGACTTGTCCCAGGGCGATGACTTCTGTGCGTTCACCTTCCTATTCCCGCTGAGGAATCAGGCCTTTGGCGTAAAGACCCTGGCATACATCTCTGAGCTGACGCTCATGAAGTTACCGGGTGCTTTGCGTCAGAAGTATGACGAGTTCATCCAAGAAGGAAGCCTCCGAGTCATGGAGGGTACCGTCCTGGACATGATGGAAGTCTATGAAGATCTAGACCAGTACATCGACGAACAGAAGTACGACGTCTCGGCGTTTGGGTTTGACCCATACAACGCCAAGGAGTTCGTAACCAGGTGGGAGCAGGAGAACGGACCGTACGGTATCGAGAAGGTAATCCAGGGCGCTAGAACTGAATCAGTCCCCCTCGGGGAGCTGAAGAAGCTGGCCTCTGAACGCCTTCTCATCTTCGACCAGGAACTAATGTCATTTACCATGGGTAACTGCGTCACTCTCGAGGATACCAACGGAAACCGAAAGCTACTGAAGAAACGCTCGGAAGAGAAGATCGACTCAGTGGCTGCTCTGATGGATGCCTTCGTGGCATACAAGATAAACAAGGAGGCATTCGAATGAGCGAGGAGGTGAAATGGGTCTTAGTGATCGACTAGCTCACGCATGGAATGCGTTTTCAAAATCCCCGGACAAGAAGAACTTCACGCCGGAGTATGGTTCATGGACATTCGGTAATCCAAACCTAAATTACCGTCCTGTCGTCGGTGACCAGACAATCGTCACTAGCATTTACAACCAGATTGCTATCGATGTATCGAATGTTCCTATTCGACACGTCAAGACTGACGATAATGGCAACCTCAAGAGCTACTACCGTAGCTACCTTGATGACTGCCTGTCTCTAAGCGCCAACATCGACCAGACCGGTCAGGGATTCTTCCAGGATTTGGTACTCACGCTCTTCGAAGAGGGCGCTGTAGCGATCGTTCCAGTAGATACAGACGTCAGCCCAGATTTGACTCAGGGTTATGACATCAAATCTATGCGAGTCGGTACAATCCTGAACTGGTATCCTCGCCACGTTCGAGTCGAGGTCTACAACGACCAAACTGGACAGCGAGAACAGCTGACTCTCGAGAAGGAGTTTGTCGCTGTTGTGCAGAATCCTCTGTACAGTGTGATGAATGCTCCAAACTCAACGCTGCAGCGACTGACACAGAAGCTCCACCTATTGGATGCCATTGATAAGCAGTCCGGATCTGGTAAGCTAGACATTATCATTCAGCTTCCATACGTCGTCAAGACTGAGTTGAAGAAGCAGCAGGCTGAGGCACGACGAAAGGCGATTGAGGAACAGCTCGCTGGGTCGCAGTACGGTATTGCCTACACCGACGGTGCGGAGCGAATCACTCAGCTGAACCGACCTTCCGAGAACAACCTCATGAGCCAGATTCAGTGGCTCACCACCCAGCTGTACAATCAGCTCGGAATGACCGAGGATGTCTTCACCGGTAAGGCTGATGCTCGTCAGATGCTGAACTACCAGAACCGAACGGTTCGTCCAGTTCTGAAGGCGATCACGGATGCCATCACCAGGACTTTCCTCACCAAGACTGCCCGAACGCAGCGTCAGCGGATCATGGCGATCGAGGATCCGTTCCTTAACGTCCCGCTGGAGGAGATGTCCAAGCTGGTCGACTCCGTCAAGCGTAATGAGATTGGTACCGCCAATGAGCTTCGCCCGAAGTTCGGCTGGGCCCAGTCCGAAGACGAGACGGCAAACCAGTTGGTGAACTCCAACATCAATCCGATGGGCGAGGAACAGCCGCCTGGCGAAGAGCCGGTCGACGACGTCCCTGCATCGGAGGTACCAATTTCCGAACTGATGGAGAGTAGTCAAAATGGCAGTTAAGTGCGATTTCTCTGGCTACGCCACG